TTCCTGCTGAACCGCTCTTCCGATCTAGGCAGGACCGGCCGCGGCTGTCTTTGAGGATGCCGCCGCTGTCTCCGATGCCTTGGCTTTTGCTTCAGAAACCCCTGCGGCTGTAGCTGAAGAAACCGCTACGTTCTCGGAGGTCTCGGCCGCTTTGGCTGCGGCAGACGCCGCATCAGCGAAGCCGCTTGCTTTGTTGGCGCTGGCCTCCGCGGCAGCAGCTTGCGCCGTCGCCTTAGCGAGCGAGTCTGAGCCCGCGGCGATAACGTCTTGCTTCCACCTCTGACCGGTAGCGACCACCGTGTCGTTCCACGTGCCGCCGGTCTGGGTAATGCGGTCTACCTCACCCTGCCCGTTGAGCTTGATGTCCGCGACAACAGCTGAGCCGGCCGTCGAGATGCGGCTCGCCTGTTCCTGCCCGACTGACTGCACGTTTGAAATCTGCGTGCCGCCTTCCGTTTGGATCGCGGCAATCTGCTTTCGCCCTTCAGCCGTCACTTGCTCTTTCGTGACGTTAATGGCGTTCTTCGAGGCTTCGGCTTCCACAGCCGAGGAGGCCGCAGCCGCCGCAGAAGCCGCCGCGTCACTGGCACTGGTCGCAGAAGCAGACGCTGAGTTGGCGGCCTCTCCGGCCTTCGCGACCGCCTCATCGCGCGCATCGAAAAGCGCTTGCGTGAACTGTTCCGGCGTCCTGTCGCCGAGCTCCGGTGCCAGTACCGCCCGATCAAGGCGGTCCAGAAGCTGTTGGCTAAGCGCGGTGTTCTTGTCCCACGCGGCGTTCAGGTCCTCTGCGTTAAACGCCCCCTGATTCTGCAAAGCGAGAAGCTGGGTGTACGGGATGTTCGAAAGGATGACAAGCTTGGCGCCCGCTGCCAGAGGGGCCGAAAGCGTAACGGTGCCGCCGACGGTCTGCGCAGAGGCCGAGGCCAGCGTGACAGAGTACTGCGTCGTATCAAGCAAAGTACCCGATGCCGCGTCGGCCGCGCGAACGTAGACCTTAACTTGGTCGGCGGCGAAGACGCGGAAAGGGAACGTGTATGAATTCACGTCCCCTGTGCCGACATACGTCTGACTGCGCCGAATTTCGGTACTGATCATGTGTGAATCCGGTTGCCGAATTCACGTGCTCTAAGCTCTGATTTTAGCGGTTATTTCTTGTAGCCGAGAAGAAGTGCAAGCCAATTGTCAGTGTCGCCCTTCTCGAGCGCCTGCCAGCCGGCAATCGATTTCTGCAGCTGAGCCGCGCCCGGCATGCCGAAGTCGCCTGCTAGGTTGATCAGCGCCTTAGAAAACGCCACGTCAATCTCACCCTGCTGAGCTTGAGACAAGAACTGCCCCGCGTCAGCAATCGCTCGAAGGCCGGAAGGACCGCGCCACGAGAACACTGGATCACCCTTAAAGAAGTTCTCCGTCATGCTCGAGAACTCACGGGCCAAGAAGAACTGCCCGAGCATAAAACCGGCAGAAGAGCCCGGAGCGTAGCGAGCCCCATAAGTGAACTTCTCGGCGTCCGTCATCCGGTCCCACTTATCGTCGTCGTCACCCGGCTGAATGGCCCCGCGAATCACGGACTCGATCATCGGGAGCGCAAGCGAAATCGTGAGTATCTGCGCATATGCTTTCGCACGGTTGTGCTCGCCCAGATAACTCATAGCGGTCAAACCCAGCGCACGGCCCATGAATGAATAGAACACCATGAAAAGGCGTTGAATCGGAGAACCGTTTTCGATTGCCGCTGAGTCAGATACAAGCCCTGAGCCCTGTGTATCGCGGACGACACGATCTGCGTACTTCACTGCATCGGTCTCACTCAGCCCTTCGACTTCGAGTGCGCGTCGAAACGCCCCACCCCAAACCACATGGTCAACCACCCCCTGTACAGCCATCATTGACGCATAGGTCACATCGTAGACCGCCCCCTTGATCTTGGTGTAGCGGCCGCCTTTCTCGAGCACATTGCGGGCATCGGCGAGTTCGCGGGTACGGGTAATTTGACGGGCGCGCATGAAGACACTGCGGCGGTTAATTTCCTGCCAAGTCTCCACTGGGTGCGCCATCAGATCCCCGATTCCGGCGAGCACATGCTTAACACCGACCTTTGGCACCGCCGTGATGAGACCGGTTACCTGAATCAGCGCCGTTGTGAGGTTGAAGCCTAAGCCAGCAAGCGAGACACCTTGGCGCATAAGGGCCGATGCGCGGTCCGCCGCCCCCGTGTTAGCCGGACGACCGCCCGTAGCGATAGCCTTGGCCATATTGTCGAGCACCTGCACACCCGCTTCGCCAAAGCGGTCGCGGACTGTATTCAGGATGCCGGGGACAAACACGGTCTTCGGCGGCTCCTTAAGCTTGACTGTATCCGGGTCAAGACCCGCCCGCTCGGCCGCCTCCCGAGCGGCGTTGTACTTCTCTAGCGCCTTGGCATGCTGGCTTTCGTAGTCTGGGTTGGGGATGTGGATGCCTTCCATAATCCGCTTAAAGTCCGCCAGATACTCGCGCCAGCAGACGTCGCGGACTACTTCTTCCGCGCCGTCAAAGACGCCCTGCACGTCCAGACGCAGTACAGACCCCATCGGGGCATCGCCGGCGCGAGCCTTGGTGTAGGTCTTGAGCGTCATCATTTCCGTGACGCCCTTGAGTGCGGCTTCGTAGTTAACCGCATCATCGTCCGTATAGGCTCCGCCAAGCTTCTGCATAGAGGCGTGCTTGTCGTACTTGATCGGCACATAGCCGCCCGTCATCTGTACTTCCACGCCGTCCTTTGATGTTACTGTGAATGGCGTGGGTTCAATCCACAACGGTTCTGTTCCCGTTGCGCGACGGCTCATTTCCGCAGCGAGCTTACGGAGCTTTTCCATCACCGCCCAAACCTTATTGACGGTCTGCAGCTGTTCTGCCGTCAGCTCTTCGGCGATGCGCATCTGCTTCTCTCGATCGAGGCCGTTGCCTGTTTCAAGACGCTTAGCGTTGCCCTCGTTGCCCATGTTGAGTACGACGGCCATGATGTTGTGCAGGTTCATGCGCCCGACATCTTCGATCTCTCGGAAGTCACTGTTAAACGCGTGGCCGGATACCGGTGAAAGCAGATCCGTAAGCTCTGCGCCGAACTCAGCCTTCAGCTGCTGCTCACGATTGGAGCATTCGTCCTGACGCCAAATCAGCGTTCTCGTAAGGAAGCCCTGCTTATTCCCGTCAAGCGCCTGCACAAAAGCTACGCCGGGAATATGCGCGTAGATGAAGCTCGTGAACCCCCGCTTGAACTTTGCCCCTGGGCGCGTTTCTGTAATCGACGAGTTGAAATGCCCGCGCTTTACAGCGTCCGCATTGGCCGTAATGGACGCTATGCCCTCCCGGATCGTGTCGTACAGCTCCATCGTCTTTTCGAGTTCGCGGCCTTTCTTTTCAAGGGAGCCGTCTTTAGTAAGGGCACCGAAGAAATTGTTCAGTTCTTCGATCTGGCGAACCTGCATCGATGGCCAATCCTGCCCGCCTCTGAGCAGCGCCGCCTGTGTATCTTCCGATAAGTTCTCCCATGCAAGCCGAATGTTGTCGTGCTTCTCAACAAAGCTCTTCCATGAGGCGGCGGCTTTGTTCTCCTGTGCATTGAACCCCAGACGCGCGGCGAACTTATGGATCTGCTCGGCGTACTCTCCGCCGACCGTCTTTGTCTTCAGCGCCGCTTTCACTCTGCGGTTAAAACGAGTGCCTAACGCACGGGCACGCTCCACTTCACTTGCGAGCATCTCTTGCGCCAGCTGAGCGTGCTTAGCGTCAGCCGCCTCTGAGGTCTGCCCTTTGCCAAAAGCTGTAAGCGCGGCTTTGCTGGCACGACGGGCCGCAGATATAAAGGGGTATGAGCGGATTGGCTGCCACCGACCGCTCCGTTCGTTGTATCGGGCGTATACCATGCGGCCGACTGCTGAACGCGCGAAGGCCTTCATCGCTGCATTCACCTGCGGGGCCTTGCCCGCCATGCCTTTAAGCGCCGCGACTTCTATAGAAAGCACTCGCAGTCTGGCGTCGTTATTAAGCGCAGTCGAAGCCAGCTGCGCAATGGCCTCTGGTGAGTATGCCGCGCCGTACTTCTGCAGGAATTCACTTCTTGCGGCTTCATCCGCGGCCTTTCCCAGGTCAACCTTAGACCCGGCAACGATGCGGTCTGCCAAGGCCTCCGGGGACTCGGCACCGAGCGTCATCGCCGCTTCACCCAGTGTTAGATACTCGACGTTTGCTTTCCCGCGCTCCATAGCTGCGTGGCTGTCAATCAGCGCTTTCTGAGTTTCTTCCGGCAGATTTTTGATCGTGTCGGCATCGATCTTGCGCCGGATCGTTTTTCCGTCCTGCTTTGTCGGACGAATAAAGTACTGGTACGCCTTAATGTGCGGCTCATTCAAGAGAAGCTTTTGCGCATCACGACGCATCTTTTGGAAGTCTGCCTCAAGTCCTCGGCGTTTTCGCATATCGGCATCTGCGCCAAGCTTCATGTCCTCAGTCAGATTCTTGCGAATCTTCCCTTCTGCCTGCTGTCGCGCAAGCTCTCGAAGGTCGACAAAAGAACGGAAGTCGTCCTCCGACATGCCCGCCTTAACCAACGGGTCGAACACACTTGCGTCGTTCCAGCGGTCACGCGCATCCTGCACCGCCTGCTCAGACACAAAAAGCTGATCATAGAGTGAAGCCACTTCCGGAGACAGTTCAACATCAAGCGTTCGGCGAAGGGTAACGTAGACCTCTTTGAGCCATGCGGCAAACTGCTCGAACACTTTTTGGAGCCCTTCGGCCGGAGCCTTGCCCTCTTTGATGTACGCCTCCATACCGCGGGCGAATTTCTCTTGAAAAGCCCGCTGCTCGTCCGTCGAGGATGCGAGCCAGCGATCGACCGCATCCCGAAACGATAGGTCTTTCTTCGGATCGTATGCCCCGCCCCACTGCATGAACTTCGACGTAAGCACGAGCAGCCGCTCGCTTTGCTGAGAGATGGGTCTCTGTGAATCCGCCTGCTGTTCCAGAAGCACCTTAGCCGTACGCAGCATCGTATCAAGCCAATAGTGCGCAGACTCATGCAGGAAAGTCGACGCGTTCATGCTTGACGCGGCGTCTTCATTCTTGAAGAGCCGAATCATTTTTTCCGTCGGCGTGTAGCTCCCAAGGATCGCTTTCTTGCGCTCTCTCAGGCGCCGGTTCTCTGTACGACGCTCTACCGGCGAAGTGTCTTCCCGCCACGCCTCTACATCCGCCTTGTGCTCCTCCCGAGATGTGCGCCGCACGCCGTCCTCGGTCGTCTGCAGAAAGCCCTCCGGTTTGGGTGTCGGTTCAACGTTAACCGTGAAGCCGTGTTCTTTAAAGAAGGCATCGGGCTCAACGCCGGCCATCTCGGCCATATTCTCAAGAATAGAGGCCTGTATGGCGACGGAGGACTGCACCTCCTCCTCGGATCGGCCGGCCGCACGAAGCTTCTCTGCCACGGGAGCCAGTGCCGTGCGGGCTCGCTCCATGCGCTCACGCTTACGCTCGTACCCTTCGACCGTTGCCGTGGCCAGCTGGTTGACCGCAAGCTCCAGTTCGCCCGTTGCGTCGTACGCTCGGGCCTCACCAATAGACATGCCGTCTCGGTCAAAGCGCGCCAAGGCCATTACGTTTTCAGCCAGGGACTTATCTTTCAGCCGCAACTCAAATACCTTGGCAAGCGGAACCTTTATGTCGGCGCCAGTGGCCTCGGCTTCCGTGAGCACTTTAGCGGCGTCAGGCATCAGCTCGCGGAGTTTATCCATGTAGGGTTCTGCCTCTCGGGCGTTGATAATCACGTCCGTAAGCGGCGTGCCTTGGAAGACCGACTGCACCGCCCGAGCCGCGACATCCGGCGCACGCTGTGCGAGGCCGGTCGTCTCCATTCGGTTAAAAGCTTCTTCGACCACGGCGGCACTATCGAGGGTGCTCTTTGCCGAACTCTGGTCCTGCGCCACACGGCGGATCTGGTTGCGTGCAGAGATCATGTCCACGGGGGCCGTGGCAAGATCCGCGATTGCTTCAAGAAAGACATCGGCAGTGTTGATCTCCTCACCGATCGCAACCTGCCCGAGCGCTTCGCCGCCGGCACCAAACGCCGCCTGCACTACGGCCTGCGTAGCGTAGTCCTCCACGACTGCACCGGTTGTCTTGGCCGTGCGGTTGGCGGCTCTGCCTGCGTCGACGGCCTCACCCAAAGTCTTTCCGGAGCGGCGGGCCTGTACAGCCGCGTTAAGCGAGCTGATCGGACGGATGCTCAGCCGAGCGGCGCCAAGCGACAGCGCATCCATCGCGCCGACGGTGAGCGCGCGTTTCGTCGCCGCGATACGGGCTTCACGCACTAGATCAGAGTTGGCCATAAAGGCTCGAACGGCGTCAGGGTTGGTCGTGTCAACGCCCTGCTTTTCCATCTGACTGATGAAAGTCGAGCCGTACTCGGCCTCAAAGGACGACGCGCCCATAACGGCTGCCGCAGCGCCAGGGCCGGCGACCATACCGGCGATGGGCGCAAGCGCAAACCCAGTCGGGCTGGTCGCCACCGAAGTAGCGAGCGTGCTGACCATCGTGTCTACCGGATGCCGCACGGCGATGCCGATCATGTCCCACACACTGTCCGCGTTGGCGATATCCGCTAGGGCCGGATTAGCCGAAAGGCGCTGTGCCTCAATCTGCGCCTGTGCCAGCTCTTCTGCCGCGTACTTCGTCGCCTCCTTACGCCGAGCGGTCTGCTCAGCAGCAAGCTGAGCCGCCCTTGCCCGAAGCGGGCTGTCTGGACGATTTGCCCAGTCTTGGAGCCACTCGTCCCCGCCGAACGCGTCTGCGTCCCCTTGACGAAGGAGATCCGCCGGATTCACTGCCACGGGGGTCGCGCCGATCTGCAGACGCTTCTGCGCGTCGTTGGCCTGCGACTGCAGGCGCCCGCAGCGTATCGCCTGTCCTAACTGAGAGACAACGGAGAGCGTGTTCCAGTCCTGCGGGGAATTGGCGATCAGCTTAGAAAGCTCTCGATCCGCAAGAAGATCTCGCACCACCGGTACCTCAGCGTAGCGCGAGGCGTCCTGCGCGGCTTTGCGCATTTTGAGCGCCTGCCATGAGTCCTGATCCTCGGGCACCGGTACGCCCAGTGACTGGGCCATATTTCGCCGCTCCGCGAACTCATCCGGGTTGATGCCGAGGTTGGCCGTGGCATTGCGCTGAGCGTCCGTGGTTTGATCGGCACTGCGCATCGACTCGATCATCAAGTCAAGATTCGCCATTAGTAATCTCCTTCAACGGTCCTCAATGGTGTGCTTTTCATCACCAAGCAAACCTTCTACAAGCGGATCGTAAATCTCCACGTAGGGGCGTCCGCCTCTCTGGGTAGCTGGGCCTTCCGGGATGTAATCCGTAATCGATAGCGACTCTGGGGCCTTCATTAGCCGTGCTGCACCGTCTGCACCAAGAACGTCCGCCACCTGAATCTTGTCGCCTTCGGACATGCACGCCGCAAGGTAGACCGTGGTGCGGGCGTCGGGCAGTTTTCCGAAGGCGCCCTTGTACGCTTCGCGGATTCGGGTTCGAAGCGGGAGCGGCAGGTACTCGTCCGTGACGGAAACGCTGGGCGCGTTTTTGAGTTTCAAGAAAAGATTGACGCCGGCTCTGCCTTTCAGCGCCGCCTCATCCTGAACGCCAAACGCCTTTGCAAGGATCTCCCGCGTTGAGCCCTCTGTGCTGCCCCAGTTGGCAACGTTCGTCTGTCCGTCCGAGAATATCCCACCCGGTTTATTCACTTTCGTGCCAAGAATATCCAGCACGTGCTTTGTAAGCTCGGCGTGCGAAAGCGGCCCTTTCGTGAGCTTAAGCTGTCGGATAACAGGGGCGACGTAGCCCACGAGGTACCCCTTGAGTGCTTTGCCGTCTGTTGACTCACGCTGTTCCTTAATCCCTAGGTCCCCCCAGTTTTCGTCGATGATCTGGTTGATGTCGCTGTACGGCACCGCATCATCCATCTTCACGCCGTTTTTCAGAGCCGCTCTTTGGTTCTCGAGAATCTGCAGCTCTTGGGAATCAAGCTGAGAGGCGAGCAGCATGAACTCCCCGTCAGACAAACTGGCCAACTTCGTCGGGTCGCTGTTCAGCGCCTGAAAAAGAACCGGATCGCCTACCTTGTCAATGTCCCCGCTGGTTATGCGCTCTGCAGCCGCAGCAAGATGATTCTTGAACGACGGCGGCAGGTCGCTGTACCCCTGCATCGTCATAACGTCTTGCACGGTTCCGCCGTTCTGAACAATGCCAAAAGCCTGCTGAACCGTCGCCCCCCAAACGATCTTCTGCTGCGCACGCTCGAGTTTTAGCTTTTCGAAGCCGAGCTTTGCCGCCGCCATGAGTTCTTCCGGCTGGCCGTGTGGGTTCTGGCGCTTCATCGCCGCATACACCTGCTCGAATGTCGGGTCAAAGTCGTACGTCGACTCTGTGGCATAGCGGTTCTTAGCTCGAGTGAATCTCGCCTTTTCATCCGGAGTTAAGTAGTTGATGACGTCCCGCGCTGTGCCGCCGCTGTCAACGGCCAGCTCGATATTCTGGTCCATCCACTTCTTTGTCTCGGCCGGCGTCATGTCGTTGCGTGCACCCACAATAGAGGCCGCGATTGCAAGATCCGGGTCACCCCCGTACTGCCGCAGCTGGTCATCCACTGCGTCGCGTACGTAGCTGTCTTTCCTGCGTTGATCGAGCTCGTCCCAGTTCTTCACGCCCATGTGCTTGGCATACTCCCGCCCCCACGAGTCTGCAATGCCCCCGTTCGCCATAAGCGCCGTAACCAACCGCCCCGTCGGCGTACTGGCCGCCTTAAGCTCCGCGACGGCGCTGTCCGCCCGGAGCTTGGCCTGCTTCACCTGCAAAGCCGTCTCCACCTTGTCTCGCTGCGCACGGAGGAACTCTCCAGACGTACCGCCGGTTGTGGACGCTTTGTACAGATAGAGCTGAGCGTCTTCCGGTCTGTTGTCCGCGATCAGGCGATCGGTGAAGGCGCTGACACCTTGCTCAACAGCCTGCTTAACCACAGAGTCAATAACCCTGCGGCCCGACGGCGTGTCAACATCCATGCCGGTAATGTGGCCGTGCTCGATTGCGGCGGCACGAATAGCCGCCATGTTCGCTGTAACACTTCCGCCTTCGGCGATGTTGAAAGCTGCGGCCGAGGCGCGATTCTTCTGCACGTCAACCGCATACCTGCGCTTTTCGTTCGTGTAGTGTGTTTCCGCCAGTGCGAACGCCTCTTTGTCCGTCGGCTGAACTCGGCGCTCAAACTCCTGCCGCTCCTCATCAGTAAGCCCATAAAACTCAGAGATGTTCCCGTGCAGCGACCGGACGTCTTCGCCCAACTGAACCCGATAGTCTCGGCCGTCCAGATCTTTGCCGAGCACCTGCGACCCCTGCTTCTGCAGCGGCCCTTTCTCCGCTGTCATGTACTGGCGAAGGTCGAACTGGTAGCGCGTTACGGCATCCTGAACCTTAAGCTTCACATCCGCTCGCCGAGCCTCCTCACGAAGCCGACCCGCTTCTGAAAGCGTCTGCGTGACCTTCAGCGGTTCGCCCGTGTAGTCCACGGCAAAGATCCTCGGCGTCGTATAGCCAGGTCCCGGCTCCGTCGCGGGAAGCGGAGAAACTTCCGGGGTATCAGCAACTCGTACTGCCATTTATGCGCTCCTCAGCCAATTCTTGTCGTTGTAATAGATGTAGTCCTTGATGCCCGTGCCCAAGGCCGTAGCGGCGTTGCCCAAGCCTTGGAAAGCGTTGACTTCGCCTACGGCGGTAGCGGCCGCCTGCGACTGGGCGTTGACGCCCTGCATCCGATACTTGGAGACCTCTGAGTAACCGTTGGCATACTGGTTATCGATCGACCGGCGCTTGTTGATGTCGGTCGAAGCAGTCACTTCGGCCGCAGACCCAACGCCCAGCACAATGCCGTTCGCCGCCATCGCCGCCTTCTGTGAGGACTTCACCTTCTCGAACTTCTCGCTAATCTGACCGATCTTGAAGTTCGACGACATCAACGCCGACTGCGCCGCACGTTCGGCCTGCCGCGCGTTGTATTCCTGCACGCGGATTGCCATCTCCTGCTGTGCCTTCTGAATGCGAGAGTTGTAGTAACCCGTCGCAATGGAACCCACGGCGCCAATGACACCGTTAGCCAGACTCACGTAACCAGTGTTCTGTCCGAAGGTTTTGGCCGCAGACTTCGTTTCAAAGAGCCCTACGTTCCAAAAACTTGCCGCGTCCGGGTCGTATGTGCTGAACGCCTGCTCAAGAGAGGCGTCACTGACGTTTCCTAATCCGTAGTCCATTTACTTGTCGTCTCCGATAACCACTTCTGCCGAGTGGCAGATCAGCGTGAAGGGGAGCGGCTCCGCCTGCCGAATAACAAAAGAGCCATCCGCGCTCCACGTTCCCGTTGGCACAAGATCCGTCTCACCGGACATGAGCTCCGGCGGCTTCCCATACGACTCCATTGAACGGGCCTTCACGGGTTTCATGTGCCCGGTGTCCGGCCCTGCATCGACGCCCGATGTTTTGCTGAGACGAAGCGATACGCGCGAAACGTTCTTCACTCGGCCTCGAGCGTAGGAGCCGTCCTGCGACGGAAGCGCCACGGGAAGCGTCTTCAGCTCCGTCACATAAGGGAGCCCAACCCAAACGTCCGCGCACTCCTGCGGAAGCGTCACTTTTCCGTCCTTCACCGTCAGACCGGAAAACACAATGCCGTCTCCTACCGCCGTTACTACCCGGCCTTCAAGCCACGAAAGCCCGGAGACATCCATCGATTTGGCTGAGCTTGTAAGGCGCCCAGCGCAGTCAAGGAAGCACGTCGCACCGCGGTAGTCGTCCGTGCGAACCATCTGGCGCTCAACAAAACGCCTTGTCTGGCCGTTGACCGTCCGGCGAACGACGGCGTAGAGATAGTCGTTCAAACCCTCCTGCACAACTGCGGCCGACTCGAACGCGCCATCCGTCTTGTACTCGAACCAAGCGGCTATCTTCTGCTCCGGCACATACGAAAGGCCGAGTAAAACACCGTCCTGCCGCACGCACCAAAGCACCGGATCCGGCGACTTCGTAAGCGCCATATCCACTACCACGTTGTCTTCTGTAAAGAGATGCGGCGCACGGATCGATATGTCGCCGGTGATGTAGCCGCCAGCGGTGTAGTCGTACGAGAGCTCGCGCACATGTCCGCCGCGTGCGGCGGCATAAAGCAGATTCGTATTGATGATCTGCGGTTGTACTGTCGAAGCACCGATATACGACTGCGGGCGCACTGAGATCGAGGACGGTGTGATCGCGTCGGAATTCAAAGGCGAGACACGCCACTCAGCGGCTGAGGTCAAAGCAATCAGCTGCTGCAGCGCAACGATGTGCTGAATCTGATTCAAGTCGCGAGCCGCCACGGCGAAACTAACTCGATCTGTATCCTGCAGAGGCAGGTGGTACGTCATATTCGACTCGGTGCCCGTGGCCGTCATCCAGATCTGCTGCGGACGCAGATTCGATCCGGCGAAAATACGGCGCTGTTCGAAGTAGCCGACTGCGGCAGGATAGTCGCCCGCATTGCCAATCGTCAGCCTGAACTCAGCACCGGAGCCGTTAATTGTCGTGATCCGCACCTTTGGGTTGGTGTAGTTGCGCCCTGGCGAGATCACATAAACGTCGGTGAACACCCCGTCCGTAATAACAAACCCCAGGCGGGCGCCGTACCCCGACCCCCCGTCGTCATAGACCTCGAGCTCGACCGGGACTTCTTCCGCAAGGCATTCGAGATACCCGACGGTGCAGATGTAGTCTTTCACCCCTGTACGAAATTCAAATTTCAAGACAGGACGTTTGTACCCATAACCGCCGTCATTGGTCAGCCGCCCGCCGTTAATCTGTTTACCAAACCGACCCCATTGCTGGGTATCAAATTCACCCGTAGCCCCCGTCCCACCTCCTTCGAGGTCTTGAATGCCGAGGTTATAAAATGTACCGGTACGCCATGTGGCACCTGAATTGAAGCCCGATTCCACGCCCCCGGCAACCCACGGGAGGGTCATAAGCCCCGCATAGCCTTCCTGCGTATTCCAATTGCCATTGCCCCACCAACCGTAATCAAGAACCTTTACCACTCGCTTACCGTTGTCGTACCCCGAACCACCGTTAACGATCGACGCGCCGGAAATGCCGCCGGAGACTTGAAAGACATCATCTGTATATGGCGGCGTTGTGCCAGTCTCAGGAGCAATATTGTCATCAACTATGCTGTTCTCAACTGTCTCACCGATATAGCCGAAGAGGCCGCCCTGATATTTATAAACGCGGTAATACCGGGCCCCCGTTACCAAATTCCAACTGACCTTCACGGTGGTGCCAGTCGCATACAGATTAGCCACGACGCTGACTTCCGCCGACGCAATGGACTCCTCCGTACGATCTTCGCTCAGCGCAGTAACAACATATCGTTGAGTGTATTTCTCGGAATTCGCATCGCTCGCTGCACTGCTGAAACGTACCGCAGCCACGCCAGAAGGCGGCAGCAGCGAAGTAAGCAGACTAACCCGCACCATGCGCCAGTCGTTCATCGAATACCGGCGAAGCTCCTGCGGCGGATACGCCGGGTGCACAAGCGTCATGATGTCCGCGTTCTGCGTGTAGTGGATCTGAAAGAGGTCACTCGCGCGCCACGGGGTAGCAATCTCGTACGGAGCCAAACCGTCCGCCTGCATTAAAGTCTGCCCTCTCAGGTGAAAGCGCGCGTAATACTCGCCGAGCTCGACAATAATCTGCTGATCCGCCGAATAAACAAACGGGATCAGCCGCACGGCTTTGGACGAATCCTTCACCGCGTTGACATACATGAACCCCGCACGATTGCGCACCGGTCCTTGCGGCGTCGGATAAGCGTTCTGGCAAAGCGCCAGCCCGGCCGAGTACTTCGAGTCGTCCACGCGGCCGGTAAGCAGCTCGCCCAGTTCGCCTGCGTTGTACGAAAGTTGTGTCACTCTGGTTGCCATTGCACTGCTCCCTTACTTCCGCATCGCCAGCCACTGCTCGTTGCTCATCAGCCCGCCTTCTCGATAAAGACCCCAAGAACCGCGCTCGATAAAATCCACGGGCTCATACTTAATCGTCCGGCGCTGGCGTACGTCAGCCTGAATCGCCTGCCGCTCGAAGTACTGCGCCTGCTGCAGAAGCTTGGTGGCTACCGTCATCCCGGTCTCGCCCTTAATGATCGGACCGGCGAGAGACGCCGCAAGATGCCACGCAAGCGCATCGACAAAGCCCGGCGAATAAAGATCCGAGTTTTCGGTGTACTGAATGAACTTCAGCACGGCGTTCTCGATGTTCGTGAGCACAACGCGATACGCGCCCTGCATCTCGAACACCCACGGCTCCTGTTCAATCACCTCCCCGCGAGTCTCGGCATAGACTGAAAGCATCCGCAGGCAGGCCGCCGGCACCTGATAGCCGAACTGCCAGCCGATAGGCTTCTCAGCCAAAAGCTGCCCCCGCACACGCGTAGTCGCAAAATTCCATGCGTGACGTTCAAGAAGCGCGTCACGCACGATGGGGTACGTCTGCTTAGCCACTTCGGCATAGGTCGAGTTTTCGTTCACGTCCACAAGCAGCGCCATTTCGCCCAGTCGGCGAACCGCTAGATTGCAGATATCGGTTTCAGTCGCCATGGAAAAACTCCAAAGAAAAAAAAAGGGGCGGGGCCATTCAGACGCCCGCCCCTTCCGGCTCTCGCGGCTAGACGAGGGTTAGCTCGTAGACCTGCCCGTACCGCCGTTCGCTACCGGCAGTACTCCGGTAACCTGAGAGGTCAAGTTGACCTTCACCCCGGAAGCCAGTGCCTTGGCTGAGTCGGCGGACGATGCCGTCGCCGCCCAACCTGCGCTAACTGCCGATTTCGCCTTGCCCTTCGCACGCGTAGCAAGGTCAATCTTGGAGGCGTCGGGATCCGGCTTATAGAACTCAACCTCATCACGCCAGTAACGGGCCGGATCGGAGAAGTTGTCGGCGACGGCAAGCGTGCCGGCAAGCGTACTCACCGTACCCGTAACCGCCGTCTTAACGCGGACATACCGACGGTGATGGAGCGGGAACGGGAACGCGACATCGCGCACAATCTTCTCAGCAACGATCGGACCGTACGCCGCAACCGACGTAAAATTCTTGCCGTCTTCGGAGTCTTCAAGCGTGAACGTCACGGAGCCCGTGCCGGCTGACACGTCAGACGGAACGAAGACAAACCACAGTGCGCGTTCAAGCAGACCGATATTGGGCGTCTTCTGCCCAAGATCTACAGCCTCCGTCGTAACCGCGGCTTTGAAGTCCTGCTTCTCGGCGAGTACCAATTCATAATCAATCATGGTTCCCTCCTTATGCGAGCTTCTTGGTGTAAGTCGGAAGGACCGTCAGCGGCACCTTGTGGACAGCGATGCCGTCCCAGTTGAGCACCTTCTTGCCAGCAACGGTATCGAATGTCAGGTTGACATTCGGCTTGGCCGTAATCTGAAGACGCAGGGCTGAGCGGAGCTTCTGATTCATATAGATGCCGCAGCCCGGAAGCACATCGCCCGGCAAACCTTCCGTCGCAAGCGTAAGCGCCGTGATGAGGTCGTAGTCACCGGAAAGCGCCTTGTTGACCGGCACGTTCGCAATACGAACAACCTGCGCAGGATCGGGCACTGCAAGGCCCATGTACCACTTGTACCAAGTACGGTCGACCTTGAAGAGACGATTCTTCGGATCGCGGGCGTCCACATTCTGTTCAAAGTTCTGATGCAAACCTGCCACGCCGCCTTCCGGATAGATCAGGTGCACAGTGTTCGTGCCCCAGTTCACAAGCCAGAGGTCGGCATACACGGTATCTTCGACGGCCGCATCGATCACGTGCTCGCCGTCAATCTTGCTGTAACGAGTCCCGAGCCCGTCAAATTCAAACGGGTCACGCTTCTTCGACGCGTTGAAAATGCGCTCGGCCGTGGAGTGCGCAAGACCGCGGACGAACGCCTTGTCCTGATTGGCACGCCAACGCGCAGAGTCCCCGTTCTGGCGAACGATCTCTACATCGATTTCGTTGTACGTTTCGATCATGCAGGTGTCATCCTGCACAACCTTAGAGGCGGCCTTCTCAGCGGTCACGCCCATGTTGTAGCCGCGGGTCTGGCCAACCGGGTACTGCGTGATGACCTGAGTTTTGTTGACTTGGCCGCTGTTGCACTTGATGATCGGCGCCGAAGCAAAAAGCGGCTCCGTGTCTTCAATCGTGTGCACGACCTCCAGCTGAACGCCTTTCAGGCCTGCGACCTGGGCGTACTCAGCAAGCGTGTAGCGATTGCCAGTAGACATTCACTTATCTCCTTAAGGACGCATGCCCTTGTAAAAATCGTCAGAGCCGCTCCGATCGTCTGACGAACCCGCCGAGGTGATGAATTTCCCCTCGGAACGTTCTTTGTTAAGGCGGTAGAAAAACCGCAAAACCTCCGGATGCGAGTTGAGCCCCGTCTTCATGAGCACTTCTCGAAGACCCTCCGTCGTCGTATCCATGTAGGTGCGGTTAATGCTTTTCAGATTGGCCTTAAAAGCCGGGCCGCCAAACTCCGGATCCCCCTCAGACTGGGCCGCCCATTCCTTGCGCATCTGTGCGTAGTGCTGCGTCATCGCAGGCGCCATTGCTGACACAACCTTCTGGGCGGAGGCCTGCGAGAGGTTCAGCTCTTTGGCCACTTTGCCGAAGGCGTCGAGCATGTCGCCGGACAGCTGCACCGGGCTCTTTTCGTCGGCCTCAAACTTATAGCCGTCTTCCGGTGCGCCAAGGATGCCGCCATTCGGATCTTCGTCCGCCGGATCCTGCCCCAGAAGGCCGGGGCCACCCAGCCCCTGAGAAGCGTCGTCTGAGCCCTTATCAATTCCCAGAGCACGTGAATCCTTGGACTCAGACGACGAATTGGTGCCGCCCGTGGAGGGAGAACCCGTCGGGATGCCCGCTGCGGGTTCGGTCGTCGCAGACACAGGAGCCGCAGCCTGCTGGCCCGCTCCTTCACTCGTGGCGGCGTTAAGTTCATCAGCCATCGCGTTATTCCTTTCCTAAATCACGAACGACGGCGTCGCAGAGGTTGGAGTCTGCGTCACCCATCGTAGCCAGCAATTGAAGGCCCACATTGCGAGAGCCTTCGCGAAACGCCGTAGCGAGCGCGTCGCCCGGCGTATAGGAGAGCTGATAGAGCCGCGTCATCTCAAGAATGCAGCGCAGAACACGCATCCCCTCCGCCGTCTCCATCACGCGCACGAAGTCCAAGCGGCGCTCTGCTTCACGCTGCTCACGGAGCTTCTGCGCCTCCTCGCGCTTGAGCTGTTCGTGCTCAAGATCATCAATGCGGTCATTCGTCATATAGCGTTGATTCTACCGTAAAACACCATATGCCGTGTTGTATGCTGATACGAACACTACATATGGTGTTGGTAGGGCGCGAGACGTGACGGCCGGAGCACCCCGCTCACGCCTCGCTTTTAGTAGCCCTGTAAGCTCTGAATCGACCCGACATTCGAAATGCCGGGATTTGTCGCCTGTATGTTCTTGACGACTTCGCTCATCTGCACGGCCTGCGCCATCTGAGCCTGCTGCGCCTGCTGCTCCTGGCGAGCCGCACGCATCTTCTGCACGTCCTCGGGGGCACGCAGGATATCTGGGTCAACGCCCTGAGCAATGGCCCGCTTCTGCATGAGCTTGTCCAGATCGACGTTGTCCACGATCGTCTGATCGAAATTGGCGATTGAGAACGCGGTAGAAAGGTAGCGGTCTTCGGCCGTGATGCCCGCCGAACGAAGCGCCTGCACAAGAATGGATTCGAACGTCACTGTAACGCCCTGCATGCCCGAGGGCATGGGGCTAAGTACTTTGGCCTTCTCAAGCGCGTAAAGCCCCATACGAATGAGCGGACGCAAAAGCTCCCCGTTCAAGCGCTGAAGCACTGGGCCCAGAAGTGCCATGCGCTCCTGCGCAACCTGATCGACCTCATAAGCCGTTCGGTTGGTGCGGGGTGTTGACATAATCGCCGTGAACAGATCTTTATAGAAATACTCGTTGATCTTCTGACGGGAATCCTGAATGTCGGCGAGAAGATGCTGAAGATTGATGTTCACCTGCTTAGCGGGATACGCCTGCTGAGGCGTGCCGCCGTCGGGGTAAAACGAAATGCCGCCGGGCGTGAAATCGAGCTGATGATTCTCCATCGAGGCGGGATAGATCATCGCCGGATTTGTAAGCTCATCGATGCCCTGACGCTTGCGCTTTGTCTCAACCTGCAGGCCTTTCACCTCACGGAGCGCCTTCATGCCGGGCGACGTTCCGTAGACCGAACCGCCGTGAATCTCCCATCGAGGACACAACCCCGGAAATGTTGAAAAGCCTTCCTCAAGAAGCGGCGTGCTCGAACCGGAGCTTCGCCCGTCATTCTCGTAGGTCTCTTCAAAGTAGACAGACACCCACGGGAAGTTGCGGTTGTCCTTCTTCTTCGGATCGTAGCCGTCACGCGGGAAAATGCCGTGAATAACCTGAAAACGCTGATTCCGCTTACGGTCGTCCGTCAGGCATTCCCTCACGCCGGAGGAGACTTTTTCTCGCCCGAACTGCTCGACCATCTGCTCGGCCGTCATGCTGATCCGGCGGAAAACCGTGTTCACGCGATTCTCGTAATCTTCGGCAATCCAATACTCACCCACCGTCATCGGGAAGAGATGGATGATGTCGTCGGACTCAGATGGGAGCGCAATGATGCACGCCGTGCCAAAGACGGCCAGTTCCTCATAGGCCTGAATCAGAGCCGGGTAAACGTTGGAGCGCAGAAACACCGTCTGCAAAAGTTCCGTCGTCTGAGAAAGCCACTGGCGATTCTCAAAGCGCTCATCAGCCTCGGGATCCCCCGTCGTCAGACGGAACCACGGTCGGGCGGGGGAAGTGATGCCGCCCAGCAAGCCGGCCGCTAAAGCGCCCGCGGCGTCGGTCGCCGAAGCGTCATAAACAAACGTCCACGGATCCGCCGCCTTGGCCGACTGTGTGGAAGAAGCCTCAAATCGCCCGGAGTCGGGGAGGATATATCGGGCGAGGTCACGGTATCGCGCCTCGTATGGGGAGCGCTGATCCTGCAGGTCCCGGAACCGCGCACGGACCTTGTCCATATCCACGGCCATGTCTTATCGCCCCAAAAGGCCGCCTGCGCCAAGCGTTGCACCTCCGGTGCCGGCTCCGCCGCCCGTAATGTTCGCCGTGCCGAAGCCGCCCGTGTTCTGATTCAGCAAGGCGCCGACATCGGCCGTATTGCGGTTCTTGCGGTTAAAGTTCTGCTGATCCTGCAGTTCGGCCTGCCGCATCGCTTCGGCCTGACGCTGGTTGGCCGCCTCGGCACTCCTGGCCTGGCGGCGCTGCTGATTCATTTGATACCCGGTGCTCGCAACGTTGAGCACTAGAGCACCTACACCCACCCAAGACATAGTCATTCCTCTTCGAATACGCGAAGAAGTCGTGACGGATCGGCAACTGCCTCCCTCTCGGCTTCCTCTACAGTCTTCGCGTTGGTCGCGAAGAACGCGGTTATGTATGTGTCTTTGAGTGTCCTAAACACCGCTTGGCGGCGTTGTGCTCCGGCTAGAACCTCATATCCCTGAATTCTAACGGCTTTATCGGTATCCGTTAGCAAACAGTCGCCAGAGATGACAACGACTGTCGGAACCATTACTTGGTTCGATACGAAAAGAACGCCCGCCGGAACGAAAGCCGTGCGGGCATAACACCCAGCATGAAGTACGTGACTGATGCGAATGCCCGCGTCGTCGGGCGCAACCGCGGCCATCTCATCCATCAGCGCCTCCATGCGGGCGTGCTGGGCATCAGTCACTGAAGGCACTATATATGGTTGTAACTTACTCATGCAACCACTATATATATGTTTTGCGCATGACGGGCGGATTTCAGCTTTGCAAGCATCCGGTCAAAGTCACTGCCGGTTTGAGCTGAAAAAAGCACAACCGTCGCTCCCGCCGCTCTCGCCGCCTTGCGAAGCGCAAGCATCAGCTGGGCTCCCGTCGATGGGGGAGCAAGTTCACTCGTGTAAAGCGCGTCCACCATACATGTCTTCGCGCTGGTGTGAGGGGATGCAGCGACAAAGAAGCAGGCCAGTCCTAGCGTACGGTCGCCGTCCGATGCAACAAGCAGCGTGGCAGCCCCGGCATCCGTGCACTGCTCGTAGTAGCTTCGCAGCACGCCTGGTCCGGCCATCTCTGGGTACACCATCGCCTGATACTCCAGCTCAAATCGCCCCCAGTCCGGGCGTGCAAAAAGCTGCTGAGCCGTCATTTTCTCGATCGTTACCATGTGTCCTCCCGTTCAAGTGCGGTGGTGGGATCCATATCGTTGGTACGTCGCCAGGATTGCCGACGGGCTGCTTCCGTATCGTCAGGCACAAGGTCGGCCATCTCGTCGGCGAAAGTAAGCGAAAGCGCATCGGCCCGGTCAGGTGAACAGCCGATTCGGTCCTTCAAATCCTTCTTGCGCTCGAGCACCATCTGCTGGCGATCGTTGTACGAGAACTCCGGAGAGATAAGCTCTGTCTTCAAGTCGTCATTCTTCGGCAGACAGCCATCACCAGTGATGAGCCACTCTTTCATGCGCCCCCACATCTCAATGCGCTTATTCGCATAGACATTCGACTTCTGAGCTTTGGTGCCGAAGTCGACGGGATAGTACCGGACGCGGGGGTCGTTGTACTCATACCGCAGCCAGTCCCACACGGACGCACCGACGCCCGCCCGGTCGAAGTAGACGCGGACTTCACGGAACTTCAAAGTGTCGAGCAGGTAGCCGCAGTGGGCGGCCAACGCCTGCCCGACCATCGGCCCATCGAGCTTGCGGACTTCCTTAAGCGGAATACTGGCCGCATCACGGCCAATGCGGGTCGCAATCACTGAAGCGTCGTCGCCGAAGCGGGCAATGTCCAAGCCCACAATGGCACGCTTAAACGAATTGCCGCCAACCCCGGGTGCTTCGCGGCTCATTGCAGCTTCGACGGCAGAAGTAGGGATGAACTGCACGGAGGCATTGTCGGGGAAATCTCCTCGAACACGGACTTTGAAGAAGTCGGAATCCTCTCCATAGGCTTCCGCCCACTCGGCGATCTGCTTTTTGTTCGGCAGCTGCGCGTTGCGGCTGTCTACTTTAAACGTATGCCACCGCGCGGCATCACGATGAAAACAGTTGTAGAAACCTCCTGATGCTCGCGTTGGGTTGCCAAACGCAAAGATCATTGGTTCGCCGTCGGTTAAGCCGCCTTCCGCCACCTCCCAGATCTTGTCCGGGATGCCGGATGCCTCGTCGAAAATATAGAAAGATGTAGAGCTAGCCGCGTGCTGACCTGCGAAAGATTCTGAGTTTTCCTCTTTCGAGGTCTGCGCCGTGCACGCCCAGCCTTCGCGAGATTCCTTGGCATACAACCGCATCGAACCTCTGCCTTGCGTAATCTCGAACCAGTGGCCTGTCAGGCAGTCCTTCCGCATTGAGGCAATCTGCGCCCATGTCTTCGCCTCAAGCTGGGGCATGGTGGTTGCGGTAATCGTCCCCTTACAGTTGGGACGTGTTGTCATTATCCACAAAACCAAGATTGCGACTGTAAACGTCTTACCCGCCCCGTGCCCTGACGACACTGCTATGCGTAAAGGATCAACTGCCTTCACACCATCAAAGTCATTCGCCTGAACCTGCGCGTTTATGTCTTCAAAAATGTCATAAGCCCAGTCATCCAGCCCGAACTCACAATTCGGAAAACGCTCACGCCAACGGGGGCAGCCGCGAACTACGTCATAGCCCGGCGTACCCCAAGGGAACGCTTCGGCGGCGAAAAGAATAATGTCTTGCCGCCACGCGTTCACTCGTTCGATTAGCCAGTCGTCCGCACGTTTAACTCTTTTCAATCTTGATCTCCGTCGAATGAACAAGGATCGGTGGAAGCCACTTAGTTACGTAGGTGCGTTCCTCCGCCGCGCGTGACCCTACTAAAAACCTATGCCAGTGCGCACGGCGAAGATGCGCGCGTACCGTGCGAACTCCGTCGCCTTGCAGCGCTTGCCTGACCTCTGGAGACGTTTCCGGCGGGAGTGAAATTCGAATGCGCCTTGGCTTTTCTGGTGCATACACCTTTGTGCCATGCTTTCGCGTCTTCTTCACTTGCGGAATCGCGCAGCCTCGGCGCCACTCCACAACCTGCGGCATATCAGACAAGGCAAAGAACGCTCGGTTAAGAAGCACTCGCAGGATCTCAACGCTACACTCCCCCTCTTGCCGCTGTAGCCAAACGAAGTCAGTGCTTAATTCATCGACCGTTGTCTCGCGCGCTTTTGGCGGTAAAAGCACACAGCCCACAAACAGAGAAGAAAGATCCCCTTCCCCAAGAAGCACACCTTGGAACTCCACGTACAAGTTCCGCCCTTCTGCGCCCAATGTCGCGCCTAACAGCCCCGCATACACACGGCGCCCATCCGGGGTCCGCAGCTCGCAATCCATAAATGAAACCATTTGCGGGGCGCCCCATAAACGAATGAGCATGGCCGCGTCCACCGCCGAAGTCTCTGCGGTCCCATCAACCGCGCACCCCATAACGCTGTCAAACTCCACAAGCGGCTGTGTGTAGTACCAAGCCATAAAGAGGCTGAGAAACACCGCATTGTAGGAAGGGCGCTCCTTTATCCCGTAATCCGCTAGGGTTATTTCATGTACGTACGCACCTACTCGCCGACGGGCACTCTCCGGACGCGCATACTCAGCCGCCGCTATCTTGGCGCAGACCGCCGAGTTAAGGCGCCCCAGTGCCCCCCGGAAACTCGTTAACGCAGCTAGCGCTGCATCTTCTGGCCGCGCATCATCCCTCATCATCGATCCCCTCTCGCAATTTATAGTTGGCAACATTTTTCAAGCCCTTGCCGCCGGAGCGAAGCTCAAATCCTTTCTTCTCCCGCAGGTACCGGGTAAAAGACGCTTGGTCGTAACGGAGACTGTCCGGCACAAAACGATCCTGAATAAACGCCTTCCAACTAAGCCAAAACTCCTTCGTCTTTTGCCGGCTCTTAAGACACAGCTCGTACTCGTCATTAGTAATCGGCTCGCAGCATGCAGAGACCCACTCCGCTACAACATCTAAGTCAGCGCGATAGTGCTCTAGCTCACGACGCATGGCTGCTGTCTGCTTCAACCCGACCGCCAGATAGTCTCGAGAGCCAGCGAGCATCCAATTCAAAACGCCGGAGGACTCCGCCGCAAGAATCTTCTTAACAAGCTGTGGGTCGCGTTCCTCTTCTGTCACGCGATAGTTGAATCTCACAATGCGCAGACGCCGGCTCATACCTTCGGATAAATCAGTGCACCTCGGCATGACATTTGTCTGAAGCAAAATATTCCATGTGGTCTTAAAGGTCGTGTACTCCGCGTATAACCGGCGGGCGGTAAACGTCTGCTCACCCGTAAGCGCCTTAATCTCCCCTGCACGAAGCCGGTCACCGTCATCGAGCTCCGCGCAGATTGCCAGGCGGCAACCATTAAGCCGCGCCAAATCTGGTTGCGCACTGCCGGCCGACCGGGCAAAACCTCTCGCTGTAGATACCAATGTGCCTTTTTCAATTGCAATAGCGTATTCGCCGAGCACATCTTTAAGCACGTCGCAGTACACCGACTTGCCGTTGCCGCCGGAGCCGACAAAGATATGCAGAAGCTGCTCCTCGGGCGAGCCAAACAGAATGTAGCCGGCATATCTCTGCAGATACTTAGCAAACTCAGGATCCCCCGCTGACGCCTGCTCTATGAACCGCTCCCACATTGGGCACTTCGCGTCCGGGTCAAAACGAACGTTCGTGTGCCGACGGAGGCGTAGTTCTTTGTCCGGGCCAAAAAACATACCTGTTTTCAGATCAATGTACCCGTTGGCTACGGAAAGCACGCCCGGTGTCTGATCGAAGTCGGAGCTTTGCCGGCGAATAGCAGGGTCCTTCAATATATACTCGGTAAGCACCCCCCGCACAAAACCCGGCTGATTGACAATACGACTATGAAGTTTCACCCACGGGTCTTTAGCGTATGCTCTTTCCGCCTTTGCATCCTGCGGCATCGGCGGCAGATGTCTGCGAGTATGCGCGGCCATAATCTTGTACGCCATGGCATGCAAGTTGGTACGCGGCTTTTCTTCCGGGGCGGACGCACCGTCAATCTCCCCGGCATCGTCCTCAACATAGCGCATTCCGTTCCAATGGAGCGCACGCCCTTCATCGCTCAGATAATAGATCTCGTCCGCTAACTCCAGTCTCACCTTTGCCGCCAAGCCCTCTGAGGTCGGCTCTTCTGCACGAAGCGCCAAATCCTCCGCCCCAAGGGTCCTAACTGCTTTAATCAGCGTACGCAGCGTCACAGCCCGCCCGCCGGTGTTGCGCCGTAAGGACTCATATGTGCGGCGCACATCGTCGATCCCCTTGTACTTCGGCGACTTACTGCTGGCTTCGTCAAAAAGCTGAAGCCCGATTTCGTGTGCATCACGGTACTGGTGCGCGAGCATCGCGCCAAGCTGAACCCACGACTCACGCGTATCTACATCCCATTTAGCCCGACGAATAAGCTCACGCACACGATCGGGCGTCATACCGGGCAGAGGAGCCTTATCACTCAGCACCTCCGCAAGCTCATCCTCCTGCGTAGCCAACTCGGCCGAAATAGCCCCGCCAGAAGAAAGAAGCGAGTACGCCGACTCCGCTGAAACCATCTCTTCAAAGATGCGAATGATGCCGCGCAAGTCGTCCGGCGTCAGAACTGGCAGGTCCTGCGCATAGATATCCGCGATCGTTTGCCCCAGAGCGAAGGGCGAGTCGGCCTTCCACTCATAACACTTTCGAGTTTCGGGGTGCCAGCCAAACACCAAAGCCTGGCAAGACGCCCCCAAGATCTCTAAGCGTTCGGCGTCAATATGCCCGCCCTGCTTTCGCGCAGCGGCTAGCTTCTCTGTAGACAACGCCGTATAAGACTTAGACGTGACCTTGCCAATGCGGGCGCTGCACCGGCAAATTATCATCCACTTCGGCGCGCGGCCAACGCGAACGGGCAAGTCAAAAAGGGCCGGATACTCCTTATACAGACGCAGACGAAAAGCCTCAGACAGCCGCTCGCTGAGCAGATCACAGTCAAGCGCAATAACGTTCTCTTTGCAGTGCTTGAACAATAGGTTCACGCCTGCCGTCGACGGCGCCAGCTCAAGTTCTTTGATGGACTTCGGCTTGCCCTGCCAGCCGGCCTCCACCGGATGCTTCGACCATTGAGGTGACAGCTGAACCGCGTAGCCGTGCTCAACCATCTGCACGCCGAATTGCTTAGGGATGCTGACCACGGGTGTCATTCCTCACCCCCCGTAGCGGCGTCATACTCTGCGAGCAGGGTCCGCACTTCTTCTATGCGTTGGGAAAGAGCGATACGAAGTGCGTCACACGCGGCGTAGTTTGTACAGCTTCCGGCGCTGCTATGGCGAAGGCGGCAGACTGTCACACGGTGCAGACCGGCTATTTTCGCAATTTGCCCGTCCGTAAGACCAAGGTTTTTTAAAAGATTAATACACTCTCGAGGAGTGTGTAGTCGGCCGCTCATGCGCTTGTGCTCCATAAAAAGAATTAAAAGATGCACCAACTATTGTAGCAGTTCGTAGCACCATTGGCGAGTAGGTGCGAATAACGGTCGCCTCGGTCTATAATTGCTACAAAGGTGTTCACACAAAGGAACGCACTATGGGCCACTACTTCTTCAACAACCTATACGGCATCGCCTACGAAAACAAGCTCTCCATTCGCGGCATTTCCGACAAATGCGGTCTGTCTCCGTCCACGCTCGCCCGGTATGTCAAGCGTGGCCCAGACGGAAAAATCAAGCCGGAAGTCATGCGCAAGGTCGCCGAAACGTTCGGCCTGCCGCCAGACAAGATCGATACCGAATCCCTAGCCACGGATCCGTATGCCCAAGAGCGCATCGACGAGTTCCGAACACAGGAAGAACTGCAAGCGCTAGCCGAAGGAAAGCGACTCGTCCCTTTGGTTGATGACGCCGGCGTGCGCAGCATGCCGGACAATGGGTGGTCTCCGGGCGATAACGAAGAGTTCGAAAGCACCCCCGCGGCCTTTGAACTGACTTTCATTTATCCGCCGGCGGGGTACCACAGGGAGCCTTCCGATGTACTTTTTGCCACGCGGCTTGAAACCGACGCCTGCGGTATCCCCGCGAAGGCGACGGTCTATGCAGTGAAAAACAGGGAGCCAAGCCCAGGGGATTTAGTGCTCACAGATTCCGCCGGTGACGGCGGCGCCGATCCCCTCAAAGGGCTCTGGCTTGCCGTCCAGCAATACGTCATCTCTCTGGGGGAAGAAGGCCATGTTGTGTCTGACGGGAACGCCGGCAGCCCCGGCAAAAAGGTAGACAAAATCTACGGCGTCGTTGTCGCTTGGACCGTCGTCCTGCAAAGATAAACGAAGGCCCCGCCGGCGATAAAACCAGCAGGGCCTTCGAGTGTCTCACTGAGGAAAAAGCAGTTTGACGCAACCAATTCTATACGATTGGCCACCTGTCGGGAATCGAACCCGCTTTCCTCCTAGCCCTCCAGCCACTTTAGGAGTGCTGCGAACTTTACAGCTCGCTTCGGCCGTCTTAACCAATAGACGATCGGTGGTGCCTGCGCGATTTAACGTCCTGCGCAGCTGACGTCAGCTCTTGACTTCGATGTCCTCGATCGGCTCCGCAGACCGCGTGCGCTGACGCGCCGCAATAATGCGGGAGGCCAGACTCTCGTCCGTCTTCACCTCGAGCTTGTCGCCGTACTTCTCCGGCGCCCACTTCTTCGCAATGTCGAGCCTTGTCGCCACTGCGAGCTTGCGGGCGTAGATGGCGTCGGCGCGCCGAACGTCCTTGCGCTTGAGCTGACCTTCCCCGTCGAAACTGAGGAATACCTCCTCCACAATCTTCGGGTTCTCGGAAATCTCGAGCGCCTCTTCGACCAGCGCGTCTGCCCCCAGCTTCTTCGCCGACTCATAGTCCTCGGACCACTCGGGGTCCTCGCGGATCCATCTGCTCAGCGTCGAACGCGAAAGGCCTACGGCTTCGCCAAAAAGCTGCAGCGTACCGCCTGCCACCACGAAGGCCTGCAGCGCCGCCCGAAGTTCAGGGGACTTGGCAGGCGCTCCGTCCGGTCTGCGCGGAAGCGCATCCAAGACAGACGGCGGAACACACAGCTTTTTCGAAATCGCTTCAAGCGCAGCCAGGTTTCTGCGGATTCCGCGTTCACCCGGCTCCCGCTTGCGCGGTTTCCAATCGCGACGATCCCACTCCGAATTCGGCGTCGGATCCTTCGCCCATTTTGTTTTCGATTTTGTCGGCGGATAAACATCCGGCCGAACTTTGATGATCCTCGCCGCTACCCCGTCGGGCAGCTTCTCAGGATCGTACTCCGCGCCAATGACACCGGCCAGACCTTGGGCGCCGGACGGAGTTCCGGCAAAAAGGCTTTCCTCATCAGGCTCAGCGTCTGTAGCGGCATATGCGGGCTTCGTGGCTGGCTTGCAGGAGCTTGGCATGGTCCTCGACCGTGTGGTTGACGAAATCTTTGTCGCAACTGTAGCACACAAAGCGCACACAGCGTAGGCGCTTCAGCGTGATGCTTTCGGGGGGGATTAAAAATTTTCTAAAAATTTTTTGAAAAATCAAATATGCCGTGGAACATGTAATTGTTTGTAAATGCGTTCCTGTCGTTTCAAAAATCCCAAAATTTTTGCGCCCCCTTCCCGGGGCGCGGCGCCGCGGGTTTTTGGCCCCCGGGGGTCGAGCGGCACACGCCCTCGACGGTTCGATATCAAACCGAACCGATGCCGGCGGGTTTCCGCAGCGCAGGTGCCCGCAGACGCCGTGCAGGCGGCTGAACTTCGCTAGTTCATGCGGCTGGCGGCCCGTCGTTCAGCAGTTCATACAGTTTCGTCCATACAGCGACGGGCTAAGCCCGCATCTATTTTGCCGGCAAAATACCTGCGCGCCGGTCGGCGTCGTGGCCTGTGGCAGTAGCGGACCCCCCACGTCTAGGACACGCTCCAAGGACCACAAAGAGCGCTCCAAGACCCGTAAAGGCAGTCCCAAGACCTGCGCTAGCCCCGCGAAGGACGCTGCAGACGTGCTCCAGCGCCGCCGGTCGCACTGGCCGCACCGGCTGGCCCCCGGCCCCCCCCATGCGGCTGCCGGC